GGTTTGTCTTTAATTGTCTTTTGGCTTCTTCTTCCGGGCTTTCTTTACCGCTTTTTTTTTAGTCGTTATCTTATCAGGAGCTGGCAGTATCTCGTTAATATACTTCGCCATATCATCGACATTCATCATATTGCCAACCTCATCAAAGGTGGCCGCATCATTGGTCTTTAGTACTGACCGCCACAATAAGAACTGTACCGCATCTGCGTCGATATCTGCCGATTCTTCACTGAAAATACTCGGTATCTTCTTAAGTTCTCGGTCGATCTGCATTACTGCATCAGGTGGCAAATTGTCACCATATAGCTCCTTAAATGTAGCTATAAGTTCTGTCTTGCGTTGCTCTTTCATTCTGCGTTCATAGGCTGTTATATCGCCTACGTCTAATTTCTTTAACGTCCCAAACATGTTATCTCCTTTATGCGGTTGCTAGATCCAAAGTGTCGGTAAATGTAAACGACAATACAGTGACTTCTTCTGCTGTAGTAGAAATCCCTGCCTGTATATTAGTGCAAACAGCAGAGCCAGTGTAGTAGCCAGTCGCAGCCGTTGCCTCTGCTCTCCATAGCTTCAAAGGCACAATATCACCTTCGTCGATAGGGGGAGTGGTTACAGGGGTCAGTACTGTTACCGTAGCCGTACCTGTTTTGATTCCAGCTATCTTTGTTCTGCCGCAATTCGTTGCATGAGCAACAGTTGTATCGCTAAGAGGTACGCTAGCCGTAACCGTCCATCCCCTTATATCCGTAAACGATGTATCCGTGCCGTACTCAGCGTCAATGTGCTTGCCGTGGATAGTGTTTGACGACCCAGTGGGTGTTGCGCCACCTGTAGCTGAGTATTCCAATCCCTCGGCATCATTACCGTCAATCGTGTAACTCATAGTAATCACATCGTCGACAACAGCCGTCTCGGTGAATGCCGATAGTATTGCAGCCCCGGTGTAATTCGCACCACCGTCTTGCATTGAGATTTCATTTTCACCGCCAGCACCAAGCAATGCCACTGTGTCAAGTCCAACCTGAGACTTGCCCTCTGCGCTCACTGTGAAGTCGGTAAGACCGGGAAGCTGAATTGCCCAATCGTCACCCATAGCACTGACATCGTGAATGTCTGCAATCCTTTCAAAGCTAATGCTCTCCAGGTTAGCAGTTGCAGCACTGTCAAATACGTTGTTTCCTAATTTTCCATGTAAAGCCATAATAAGCCCTTTCTAATACGAATACATCGTGTCATAAGACAGATCAAACGTCCATATATTGTCTATCTTGCCTCTGTTAATTATACTTGTTCTTGTGTTTTGGACGTGTGAATACTTTGATCCGCCTGGATATGTCAAAGGTTGAGAATCGTACAGGTCCATCCATTTTTCTATTATATCAAATATCTCTAGCCCGCCATCGTCATTATTTGAGTAGAGCGAGACTGTTATACTGCCTGTTTCTACGCCTGTCCTTCCAACTCCCGCTATCTCATCCACACTGGACCCGTCGAAAGTAAACACGCCGTAAGGGAAGGTTACATTATCTTCAGCTTCGGTAAACCACAGGCCGCCCGTCAATACCGCACGGAGAGCGTCCCCGGCAGGAGTCGAGTTGAACTTAGTCATAAATGCTTGTGCTACATCAGTAATCATTTTATATTCCTATTAGCCCGCTTAAAGAGTCTCAATATCCTTCGCCTAGATTTTATCAATGCCGGTTTTAGCCACGGTCTTTTGGCTATATCTTTCGTCCCTACTTCGAGCCAAAATCCATAATCCGGATCAGTTCGCGGTGATTCTGCTTTTATTTTGTCGATGTCAGGCCCAACGCTGCCCACTACAGTCAAGTCATCCATGTCGATTATATCCACCGTATCGGCCTTAATTCCTAGCCTAACAAGGAATGATACGCTATTAGCTAGAATGCCTGAATCTCTCGCAGGCGGACGACCGGGAGATGAAGCCCTGTGAAAGTCGCTGGCCTTGAAAGTTCCACGCTCGCCTTTCTGCTTGCGTCTACGGTATAACTTGCCACTACCAACCCCTCCAATGAGCTTCTTAGCTGTGGCTTGTACGAGAATCGCTGCTTGATTCATGGCCTTTACGTTTTCTTTGGTGGCAAATGCTATAAGATCGCCGCCGTTCCATTCCAGTGTTCCGCCTTGTACTTTAGCCATTATTTCACCTCCAGCATATCTATCTCGAAGTGATGGTTGTGGCCCGCACCGTTGCCGATGCCTGTAATCTCAAACGTTTGTCCATTCCAGACAACTCTATCACTAGCGTCTATTGTTTGCGATGTTGAATTAAAAGGGGTGTAAAGCTTAAATACGTTTACAAGCGTTTCTTTGCCGAATGAGTTAGTCGTTTGCAGGTTTCGATTCTGGACAGAACAAGAAAGTGAAGCAATACGAGTAGTGTACGTAGGATTAGCCGTGCCAGCCGATGTCTGGGCAAAGCTTACCTGTTGTATCACAACTGTATTTGGATAAAGATTCATGCTGATGTCATCCACTTTCTTAATCTCATTGTTATATCGCCGGACATACTCGACACACCGCCTGCCGATGAACCTAATCCGGTTTCATATTCATAATCCCCGATCTTCTCACGCTTCAAGTCGGAGTTAATATTTCTCTTGTCGTAATACTGCTTTGTCAGGTCGATGCAAATCTGTTCAAGCTCGCCAGGAATCTCAACATAGCCAGCCGTGTACCGCACTACGACATTCTCAAACCCTGTATTGAACCTGCCGAAGTACTTAAGAATCCCTGCCTTTGTATCGGTTGTGAAATCATTTGCAGGCTCATCGGGCAGCTTAGGATAGGCAACCTCAGTGAGACATTGCAAGCCCTTACCCGTTGGCAGTAGCTCAATGGCTGACCATTGCAGGACAGTAGTGACCTGAGTGATCGCCCAGCCCTTGCTCAATGCCGTAATCGCCGCGAACAAATCCGTCAATGTATCGTAATTCGCCAGCGTCAGGGTTTCTGTCCCCGCATTCGTCCCACCACTTACCTGTAATGTCAAATCTGATTCACTCACTGATACCTGTGCATGGTAAGCATCAGAAGAACTATTCTGAATCCCGAAGGCGTCCTGTCTACCAATGCCCAGCATAGTAACCGCGATTACCGGGAATTGATGCAGAACAAGCTCGCTCTGGCCTTCTCCATCGTAAAACTCCCTGTAAGTGGTGTCTACGAAGTCGCGATTGCAAAACGTCTGTATGGCGTTCGTGGAGCGTGTGATTAGCTGTCCTATCAAAGTGTCATTGTCCGAGGTCGTAATGCCCATGTAGAGTTTAAACCTCTCCACGGTCGTCAAGAGGTCGCCTGATGCTATCGTAAGGTCAGACTGTCCCAAACAGATGAAAGAAAAGACTCTTGCGATGTCTACGCCAGAAAGCACGCCTTCTATCCTGATAGTATATGTCTTGAGTGTTTCGTATCCAAGGGCGGTAGTAGTCTCGATCTTTTCGATATAATAACCGTCAGTATTGGCATCGTCCTGCTTTGCCATCGTGCCAGACGCTATCTGTGTATTGGTTACTTCTTCGTATATCTTATATGTCGGCAAAGAATCAAGGTCTGTAGGCTCGTACGATTCGTTCGTAACCTGGGCCGAGAATGTTAAACTTTGTTCTAATACGCCTATATTGGGACAACTCATAATCTATTCCTTAACTTATTCCCGGTGTACCGCCACCGCCGGATATTGCGCCTCTTATTTTTTCAAGCGAGTCAGTTGATGCGTCGAAGTCTGCTCCGCCGTTATCGTCTGCAATCTTCTTGATATTATCCGATACTGTCGCACCACCACCGTCTATGTCTGCGGGAGTTCCGAGAGTGGCTATAATCTCGTCCTGCTTGGCCTCTGTAGCGTCACCGCCACCGCCGCCAGAAGGTGCTTCTTCAAGTGCCTTGGCTGTGTATCTGTCACCACTTGAATCTTCAATAAGTCCATCTACTCTTGTGGTCTGAGTTGCAACGCCTGCAAGGGTTGATTCTTTAGCTACTGTTGCGTCTTTAGCCGCAGTTGATTCCTTTGATACTGTAGCGTCTTTTGCAACTGTCGAGTCTTTAGCTCCGTCTGTTACCGTATCGACCACGCTGACCGCACCTACATCAGTTGCTATTGGGCCATTACTTACTATATCGGTTGCAGCCAGTGTGTTTTTATCTGTATTAGTTGTAACAGTGTCTACTAAAGTAACTCTAGCTAAAGTATCGCTCTCGATTAGATAGTCAGCAGAAACTATTGTTCTAGCTTCAAATTCCGCCGTGTTTGGAACATCGTCCAATGTGGTTTCCATTGTGTCCTGCTTTGCCGACGTTGCCCCATCGTCAGTTCCCCGCATAACATCAGATGCAACAAGGGTAGGTACTGCAACGTCGAATAGCTTTTTAAATGCCGCCGCTAACTGACCGGGTGTTTCAGTCAATGCCGTTCCAAGAATACTAACAAGGTCAACTACGTCAGACCTGTTTTCAATAGAGAATGAACCAACTACCGAATTGACAGTTGCGGTGTCTATGGTAGCACCTATGAATTCCACTTGATAGTCTGCGCCAACATCATAAAACCCAGCGTCTGTAGTATCGCTCGTATCAATGGTTATAAAGTGAGCGCCAGTTGCATTCTTATCAATCTCAACTGTAACGCCCGCCCCTTGAGTGGTTTGAGATACTCCGTCTTTAGAGACAAGGACATCGGACGCTATTAGGTCGGTAATCGTAGCGCTTGCACCAGTAGCGAGCAGATAACTATTGAAAGTCATCTTAACTGATTGCCCGTCTGTAAAATTTCCATACCAGTCATTCATAATTACCTCTTATTCCACTTTCTTAAACCAGATAGCTCCGTATTGGGTAATACCAATAAAGTTAAACGGCCTTAGTTCGGCTGTAGCTATTGTACTTGAACCGTCAGTAAAAAATCTCAACCTTAGAACACCTGACCTTCCAGCCGCCGAGTCGTCTATTAGCATTACGGATGACGTAGTAATAGCGCCTCCACCAGTAACCCTTAAACTGCTGGAAGGCGTACCTTGCGTTACTGCATCAGACTTAATACTCACTTCAACATACATATCGAACACTTCCTCGACTCCAGACTCAAGGTCACGTATAGTATCGGTTAGGACAACATTGGTATCGCCCGTATCTACATCTATTTGCTGCCAAGCTCCGGGAAGACTGTCAGACTTAATACCTGAACCTCTTGCGACCTTCGAGAATGTAGTCCCTGCATCGTCGCCACCTGACGTTAAACTGTCTGCAAGATCGCCAGAACCTGCACCACCTATTGTCCCAGCAGTTCCTAAGAACAATGGATTATCAATATGCCTGGTATCGTTATATGGAGGTCTTGAGTGTGGAGGCAGATTCGGGAAGTCGGAAATTACCCTGACTAGTTCGTCTGCCATAACCCAGTAACCTGCGATAGACGGATGCGAATTATTAGTACCTCCATCTCTATTGTAATGTCCAGTGTGTATTGTTCCATCAGCTACTGCACTTGAAACAGTCTCGTTGACTGTAATAACGAAATTAGGAGAACCCCAACTCGTACTTGCTACTGTGTATGTCCCATCGTTGCCAGTAGAGCCACTAACGCTAAGTGTCTCGCCAACTGGAAAGATATTTGTTAAATCTCCATCATCAGAAATTGTAAATGTTTTACTGCCTGTACTGACTGCGTCAATTACATGATTATTTAAAGCTCCCCAGTTAAGATCATCCGTTATTGCAGTCTTTTGCCCTGCAAGTACCTCTGAAAAATTGGCACAATATGTATTTTCCTTACTTGATGCGTAGTTCAAGATGAAGGAATTTAGCTCAAACATTTTTACTATTTCGTCTGGGTCACGGCCGACACTGGGACACAAAGTGCAAAGTATAACAGTCTTCCCTGAATCAACAAGCTGATCCCGAATAGTCTCAATACCTGCGGTCGCCATTGCCGTAGTCACACCATCAAGGTTCACACCTGCAAGCACAACTATAACGTCAGCGTCACTTGCAACTGCACCCGGCAAATCGTCTGCTATCACCTCTGGTATGGTATTGCCAGCCGTAGCAAACACAAGAGTAGGATCGACCTCAACACGAGCGTCTAGCTCAAATTCAACCCTTGGGAGATAGTGAAAACTATCAGAAGCCCAATTGGTTGGAGTTATCACCGTATTGATGGATATACTATCGCCAAGGCAGCCTATTTTCAATGTAGGCTGGCTGCCTAGTTCATTGGGGCTTATAACATCCAGTACGAAGTCACATGAATCTATATTGCCAGCGTTCACGTATAACAGCGACAAGCCAGCGCCTGCGATATGCTGAAAAATACAACTCTTAGCAAAACCAGTAGTGCCATCAACTGGGACTGTATCGCCTAGATCGTTCACAATCCCCAATTCTAGGACAGTTTCTGGGGCGTATGCTCTATGTTTATTAATATTCATAATTACCTCTTATTCGGTATAGCCCTGAATTAAAGTTACCACTTGGCCCGCTCCGCTAGCGTCCACGTCGATACTCTTACCGCTTGCAATCTTGATGGGGTTGCTAAACGTAACTACTACAGGTTGTGCAGTAGTAGTAAAGGTTATTCCACCAAGGATAGGTATTGGCGTTCCAGTATTATCTTGAATAGTCACAGTTATAGCGGATAGGCAATAAATCATTATCGACTTAATGAAATGAGACTTCCCCGCCACTGCCGCGACTATTGTTTCCGTACCGGAAGCGTCTGCCGATATTCCCTGCTTGGAGAATCCGAATCCTTTGCCAAGTATATGTGTCGTCACTGTAATTGCCATAGTTTATTCCTTAATTATCCGTTTGTTTTCTGTGGTACAAAGAAGTATCTGAATCCTGCATTTATAGTTGAAACACTGTCTAAGAAGTCGTCATTGTATTCCTGCTCTATCTTTGCACCTTTTTCCATGAATGCTGGCCTCAAAGATAAATCCAAGTCCATGAATTGAACTGCCTGAATCCCCGAAACAAATAATGCTGTCCTAGTCATGTTGCAATCTTCGAGGTAGACATTCGTTGTTGCTCCTCCATTGGGTTCTTCGTCGGCTCTTTGTCCATAGTTGATAACAAATACATCCTGAGTCGAAAAGATAGTAAACATGCAATCACTATAAGGCCCAATTGCTGTAATAGGGTCAGATTCGTCGTCTGCTGTAAAAGCATATCCATTGGCGTAGTAATCTATCTCGAACGACGTTTCAGGTCCATAAACACTGACATCTGTATCTATATAGTTTATTGTTATTGCGTAATAATTACCAACTATAAGCAATTCATTGTTTGGTATTTCTAAAGCTACGCCAGCTATAAACTCGTCAATATGGTATGTCCTGAATCCGCCCAGTAAACTCACTGTAACCTCAGATACCTGCAATCCGCTTATTCCTAAATCGCCCAACTTCTCATATTGAGTAACACTGGAATCATCAAGTGCGACGCTGCCCGGCATAGTGCTTCCCATATCAAACAATTTTATATTAACCGATCCTGGCTTTGGTACTGATACCATATCGTCAATATAGAAGATAGATGCAGGCCATTTCTTTTCGACCCTGAATCCAATAGCGATAATATCTGTTATGTCTGCGGGAGTTACATCGTCTGGAGTTAATGCCGCAACGTCTACAACATACTTGAACCATAATCCTATGTCGGCGGTAACAATCTCTGTGCTGCTTGTATTATTGCTTGAATCCTCAACAAATACCCGCAATTTAACAGTATCAAAATCATGCGTAGCTAACATCCAAAACTGGCCTGTAAATCCAGTGAAGTCGACGGCTGGCGTAAAATCTCGCTTCCAACCGTCGTCTATATTGCCGCTCGCAGGCAGTGACATACTCTTGCTACCAGCATGGAAAATGGTTTGCTCTAGCTCTGCTTTTTTGGCGGAATTAGACGCTATCCATTCAACCTGCAAGGCGGATGTATCGGCATATTCCTCAAAGTCGTCAAAAAGATCCCCTGCTGCACTCTCCATTGCAAGGTTAATACCATTTATATTGTCATGGCTTGCTTTGAATATTTGGCCGACGATGTTCCCAGATACCACTACACCCTGAATCTCCCTTGAACTCTCTGCGTGTTCGTTAAGAACCTGCGGGCGTTGCCTGAGCTTATTAAGCTGGCCTTTTTGAATGGCAAACTTCTCGCCACTTGATGTCATCTTTGAATATTCGTCTATTAAAGCACCCATGATTAGTCCTTCGGTTTAGGCTTTATTGGTATTGGTTTCCGAGGTTTCACCGGAATAGGTTTCCTCGGCTTTATCGGTATCGGCATTAAATGTTCGTTATTGTCACTCGTCATCGAGGTCTGCCCTTTTAAATCTAACCATTATCTTCAACACTTCGTCTATTTTTAATTCTAACTTGTCGATTTTGCCATCTAGCTTATTAAGACTATCTTTGTGGTTTTCGGTCATTGTCGTCATGCCTTTTTCAAGACCCTTTATCGTCCCTTCAAGTTTCCCTTTGAAGTACTCAAAGTCTTTTGCGTTGTCTTGCGTTTGCTTCTCTGCCCTAACAGCTATAACCTTTGCTTCGTTGGCCGTTGATGTCGCTACGGCTACGGCTATCGCTGCTGATGACATTATGACCGCTGCCGTCAACACCCATCCGATAACCTTAAGCATATCCATTGTCTTATCTGCCATTTCATCCTCCAAAAGATATGGGCGGCGATTAAACCGCCCATTTAATTAGCGAATCTGAACACATTTAACATAGTCAATATGCAATATCGGATCGGTGGTGCTATCGGCTTGGCAGACAAACGTAGGTGTCATATCCACAATTGGGATATTCGCCGTCAATAGTGTACTAGACCCCTTTACATCGTCTATCCAGTATTCAATCGATGTAACGCCGTTAATCTTGAATCCGAACTTGACATAAGTACCTTCCACCAGCGTTTTAATTCCGGTTACTTGACTTTGAGCCGTTGCTTTACACGCAGACAACTCTGACACGCCTGCAAGGGTAGTCAATACCGTCAAGCCTACATAATCAGCGTTCGCGTCCAATGCTCCGCTTGGGAGCAGGGTTCCGTCAATATCTGCAAGCCCTACGAATATTTGCGCGGTTGTCGCTGTATCAACAACTTTAAACCGGCACTCGTACCAAATGTCCTTATCCGCAGCAGGCTTAATACTTAGACCTAGCTTCTGGATATTTACGCCCTGATGCTGTGTGCCTGAATTGCAATCTGCCAAGGCCACGCCTCCGACTTCATCTGTCAATGCAAACGTGCCTGTGCTAGCCTGTGTTACCGTATAGCCAGCCAGTGTTGCAGCATCGATGTCGTTGAAGTCTTCAAAGATCACATGAGCCATTCCAGGGTCATGCAATGCAGCGTTAGTCGGGCATGTTGCCCATACGCCACCAGGCATAGCCGCATTGTATTTGTCATCAAAGAAAGTTTGATTACCTTCTGAAAATCTTGCTTTTGTACTCATAATATTCCTTTCGAGAGATATTAAGGGCGCGGGCCGAATTAACGACCCGCCCCGGAGTTACGTTAAAATTACGCCGTTACAGCGTTCAATACTTCTGCGTCGTAGGAGGGTTTCTCCATAGAAATAACAACGCCCGCCAAAACAGGATCGTTTGCCACTTCTACGCATTTCATACGGACATTCGGGTAGTTCAAGAACTGATTCTCGGCCTTTGCCCGAACCGTATACACCTGATCACTGCCTGCTGTAGTAGTAAAGCCTGTCGAAGTCACGGCAGTCCATTTGGTGTTGGTTTCGCCAGCGGAAGTCCGCTTGTACTCAAACTCCACGGCTTCCTGATTGGTAGGCGTGAAATCGTCGCAAGACTCGATGGTGATAAGAGTAGTTCCTGTAGTACCCAAACCGATAGAAAGCTGGAAGTGTGCCTCTTCATACAAAGATAAACTTACAACGTCGGTATGGATAGTTCCGGCAAGCGCGTCATCTACTGGCGATGCCAATAGCACGGTAGTTGCCCCTGTTCCTGTTACAAAATGTTTCTGACTCATTATATATTCCTTAAATGAGGTTTAGATTAACTATTA